TGCTTTCGCGAGCTGTATCCAACAGTAACGCGTGTCATTGCGCTCTGGGCCTCCATCTCACGGCACTCAACCGTTCAGGATGCTGCCCCTTACCCTCAAGTCGCAGCGGGATCTGCCCGCGACGGCTTTCTGCAAGAAGCTAGCTGCTGCAGGGGGTGCTGCAGCGCGTGCGGCGTGCGAGACGCCGGAGGAGCTGGCTACCTCTCCGGTTGTCAAGGCCGCATCAGACCCCGTGACCTACCGTAAGGTGGTCGACCGAGTCTGCACCCCAGGCTCTCCCGAGCACCAGGCCGCGACTGCCTCTGTCCCTAAAAAGACAGAAGAGCAGCTGCGGCGCGCTCACGAGATGCCGTTCCGCCAGGAGGCTGCTGAGAGCAACGCTCTTAGCAGCTTTCTAAAGAATCTCTTCGGTCCAATAGTATCCCCCGTCGTGGCGGTGACAAAGGGGGTGACCGATACCCTTAGTGGTAGGCTAGTAGATAGACTAGTCAAGGAGGGAAGCGATCTCATCAAGGAGGAAGCTGACGCCACCAGGTACCAGTTCGCACGGACAGTCGACATGAACGTCGGCATGGCCTGTCAGGTCATTGACGACGCGATGACTGAGTGCCGGACTGAGTTCACAGAGCACATCCGTGCCGGCCTTTCCCAGGTCGAAACAAGCACGGACAAGATCACAGCCTCTGTCGACACGGCCTTCTCTAAAGTCCGTGAGACTATCAAGTCTTCCATCGACGAGGTGACCGCACAGGCTTTCCCAGCCATGCAGGCGGTCGGTGCTGCTGCGGACTCCATCAACAACATGGTGTCTCAGGCGTTCAGCCTCATTGAATCTCTCCGTGTGAATGTGGAAAGCACATTCAAGCAGGTGCATGCAAACTGCCTCAAGTTTGTGCGGCTGCTTGGATCTGCCATTGCGTCCAATGTTATGTCCATGTTTCTGTCTGTCATCTCTCTGGCCACCACGATCTATCTCGATCTGCCGACGCACCTGCGCGTGATGCAGGTTCTCCAGATCGTGGCCCCAGCCTGGGCACTCGTTGACCTCATCGGGTGTACTAGTCTGGCAGAGGTTGTCCCGTCCTTTGTGTCGTCCGTTGTGAAACTGTGCTCGGACTTCTTCGGAGGTGCCTGGGGCAAGTTCATGTCCATGTTCGGCTCAATCCCTACCCCGGAGCCGACCATGCAGAGTGACGATTCGTCCAGCAGTGGGTTTCTCACGAAGCTCCTCCTGCTGTGCCTCGCCGCCTTTGGGCTCACTGAGGCAACTTCCATCGCCGACTTCATGAAGAAGGTTTGCTCCATGGGCAGCCTCGAGTCGGGTGCTGACAGTCTTCAGCACTGGATCGGAAGTGTCGGATGGTCGCTCTTCGGGGTGGACCTGCTCGGGACCGAGACAGGTCGTCTGGCTTCCGCCGAACTCGTGGTCGAGGGACACGTGTATGATGAAATGAGCTCTGACGAGCTCCTTCTGAACGTGTCCAAGGCGCAGGACTGGATTAAGAGGTGTGACGCCCACCTCTCCATCACAAGGGCGTTCGGGCGGGAGAAACACCAGACCTATCCTCTCGCCCAGGTGTACTCGTCTGTCCGGCAGAAGATCGCCAACTACAGGTCCGCCAAGAACGTCGTTGCGGACCGGCCTGACACCGTTTGTATCCACCTGCACGGTGAGCCAGGTGCCGGCAAGTCCCACTTCATCAAGACACATGCCGTCCCCTACCTGGTTCAGTCACTGAATCTGGCCGGAAAGCGCGACGCGGAGGGGTATCTCGTCGACTTGAGTGAATCTCTTTATATCCTTTCCCAGGATAAGTATGACGAGCCGCCCCGTGGTGAGCAGATTGCCCTCATGGAAGATCTGGGCGCTGATGAGACCCCCAATGGCAGCTACCATCGTCTCATCGCTCTTGCTAGCGGTGACCCCGTCCGTCTGGACGGCGCTGCTGTTGAGGACAAGGGAGCTCATCCCTGCTTCACCAGCCTGTTCGTAACATCGAACAAGACGCTGAACACCCTCTCCCTCGGACTGACCAATGAAGCGCGGAAGGCTCTTGCCTCGCGCATGCACAGCTTTGACGTTGTGAACCCGGCCGTCGGTCGGGTGAGCATGGCCACCAACAGGTTCGCAGAGCGCTCCGAGTCAGTGGCGGAATCCCTCCGCTTCTACAGGTGTGATCCCGACCAGGGCACCCGGCTCGATGGCGACCGCTACTACACCGCGGACCAGGTGTGCCAATACATCCAGCGCGAGATCATGCTGGCCGAGAAGCGCCGCCAGGCGCGTGTCAACCAGGTGCGCAACGTTGCGCGCCAAGCCCCGACGACAAACTTTAAGGCCTTTTCACCAGCTGGCCCCGGAAGTCTGACAGGTGTGGAAATTCCCCCTGTTGTGCGGCCTATTTACAATCCGCAGCAGAACCCGCAGGCTCGCCCCCCCCCCCCGCAAAGGGTTCTGGGGGCTCAGCCGGAGTTGCCAGGTCGTGCGGCTGCCCGCCTCCGTCGCCTCACTGAGGACATGGAGCTGCAGATGGCTCCGCCACTGACGATTCACAGTGAGCGTTCTGCTGCGATTCGCAAATTGGTCGCGTCAAAATTCTTCCCCGAGCTTGTCGACCAGTCCGTCATCATTCCTGAGGACGACCGGTTCCTGAACAACGTCAGCATGGCAGTTGGACAGCTCGGAGATCTCCCGGATCTTTCGTGCATCGCGAACGAGAAGCTTCGGAAGCGCGTGCGGCAGCAAATTGCAAACTCATGGTCCGAGGACCAGCTGCGCGCCTTCACCTACTTCTGGGATTCTCGCCTAGTGACCCAGGAGGACGTTGACGAACTGGGCTACAGCGCCGATACCATCGATCGGCTGTGTGACTTCTGGTCCGACCACCGGGACCTCATCGCCCCCATCCCGCGCTTCGCGCTTGCTGAATCCATCGTGGCGGGCCGACGTGTGGTGCAGGACGAATGGACCTACAGCCGCGCTAACATCTGGCTGTTCCACCGTGAGTGGTTCCGGAAGAGGGCCACTGAGTACTCTGGGCTCAAGTTCGGCAAGAGGGAGCCGATGGGGCTTGACCCCGTCGACGTTTCCTACGAGCCCCCTGAAGAGTACTTCGAGGAGGATGAGGTGGTCGTCTCACAGGCGGCGATCACCAAGGTCGAGCGCAACATGCGGCTCGAGGAGGTGACCCTGAAGGGCGAACATCCACTCATTGCCCCGCTCATCTTCGGACTGAGACAGGTTGGCCGCGACGTCACCCTGGCGGAGAAGACTCCCTCCATCAACAGGGCTACCACACCCACGGAGCTTTTCCGCGCCGTCTCTGACGAGCAGGACGTCAACATCGCAGTGGCCTTCCGGGTCCAGGGCGAGACGACCCTCTACAGCTACGGTCGCCAGGACGCCCCTCTGGTGTACCTGGTCAATGCTGGAGACAGCTGGTACTGGGGCAACTGGGGCGCCCAGTTCGCCTGGAATTGGGACCAGATGCTCACGAACGTGACTGTCATCTTCGAACGTGACTATGTGCTGACCCCACTGGAGACCTTCGACTCGAGCCATGGCATCATTGTCACCCACAACGGCGGCAGCTACTACGTCGGCTCCCCCGACGATGAAGTGCCCCCGACCATGTGTTACCTGAACGGTAAGTGGTGGCAGGTCAATTACATCGACCGAGAAGAGGCGAACCGTCTGACCCAGCTCGTTGGGACAGACAGTCAGGTGGAGCTCCCGGACAACGACCAACTGTTCGAGCTCCCCTCGCTGAAGAGAGCCTTGTTCGCCCACACGCTGTCGTGGCTCTGTGTCTCAAGCCTGCCCAGGTATATCCTGCTCAAGGCAGTCGCCCGTGTCGTGGACCGTATCCCGGAACCCGGCAACCCCGTGCTGACCGGAGTGTACACGGGCATCAAGTGGCTGACCGACTTCCTGACCAACGGAAGACAGAAGCAGGCGTATTCCATCTACCAGGGTACGGAGGACTTCAAGTGCTGGTGTGAGTCGCACATGACCCAGCGGCTGACCATCGATGCCCAGCACATCAGCTCGAGAGGCGACCAGATCCTTCGCCTGACGCGTGAACATCATGAACCGTTGCTGATCACCGTGACCGACGGCGAGTTCCACGTGTTTGGTGAGGAGGAGCAGGCCCGGGTGTGGCTTGATCGTGGTGACTACGACCACTTCTCATCCGCCATCGTGGCGATCGAGACTGATGGAGTCGTGTCCCTGTACGAACCGGCCAATCGATCGGCCGACTACAGGAGACCACCGCGGACCGTCACAGAGAGTCCTGTGTCATACCATCCCCGACACAACGTGAGGGCTCCGGCGGTCATCAACGACCTGCACGGCCTGCCTCAGGTCACAGCTCACGCCAAGGCCTTCTTCGAGCAGGCGCGCTTCGCGGCGCACTCTGACCGACTGGACATCCCTGACGGGCGGTCTGAGCTCCGGTACCTCACAGTGTCGGAGCTTGGCCTGCCAGTCTACAGTTGGCTGAATGGCTGGCAACAGACACCTGTCACCTCAGCTGACTTTTACATGGCAGTGACCCCGAAACACGTCACGTACGCCGGACGAGATAGCCGCGCCTACGCTCTTGCGGCACCGTCACGGCTCGCCCCTTATGTACCATCGCTCGCCTCGGTCGAACAGCAGATCGGCACGGCGATCATGAGGGCGCACAACAGTACGAAGACGTACCACGCCCTGATCAAGATCCCCTTGGGCGTGTACCACATCAGGAAGGACAGCAGTGGCGTGCGCTGCAGCTTCGAGCCACTGTGCTCAACTGCGCCGTACGATGAGCAGCCAACCGGCATCCAGCTCATCAAACACGTCATCACCGGCAATTACCCGACGGACGAGCTCCGTGTCAGGCAGGACTTCGATCTCGCCGCCTGGCGTTGGCTGGAAGGCTCCCTGGATGACTACTCCATCATCACCCGGGGGGTCATGCGTCTTGCCCTCCTCTTTGAGACTGTCAAGGCGTACGTCACTCGAGTGTATGGCCTCTCCTTCTTTCAGCTGCTCTCGGGACTGTTTGCGGTCTGGTCCGCCTGGACTGTGTACCGCAACATGCAGTGGCTGTTTGGAATCGGAGAGGAGATCGTGTGTGTGTTCGACGACGTCATGGACACGAACATTGGGGAGAGGCTCGGCATCTGGGAGTGGGTCGACGAGGAAGACGAAGACGGCCCATACCAGCGCATGGCGCTGCCACGCGAGGCGCCCACCGTGCTTCGCGGCCTGGGAGAACACCGAACCCAGGAACCACTGGACTCGCCCAAGGAGAAGCGTCATACCAACGAAGGGCGCAAGTTCTCTCCTCTCGTCACACTGTCGCGCACTGTCGCGACCACCCAGAAGTATTTGGACGAGATCCGCAAGAACGGGTCTGTGGACGTGGGCTGCAGCCACCGCGGCAAAGAGTACCTGCTGCGTGCGCATGAGGCCAAGTCCGGGCGCATCACGGTGAAGGTCATCACGACTGATCCCGGCCGTCTCAAGCAGCTCCGCCAGTCCGGCTACTGGGTGGGGGGTTCCATCATCCCTCAGATGTACCACGGGAGCACCAACTTTGACAAGACCTCGGAGACCGTCACCAACCAGGTCGCCTGGGTCCAAATCCTCTCCAACGACATCGGAGCGGGGCTCGGCCAAGGCTGTGCCATCATGATGAATGACTTCATCGGCTATTGCCCATGCCACTTCGTGCGACCGGACTCCCATCTCCTGGTCACGTTCAAGGACGGCACGTCGATGCGTGGTGAGTGGTTCAGAACCGCCTGCGATCCCATGACCGAGCGGGCGTTCTTCGGCCTTGTTGACGAGCGGGGTGTCACAGCCTCCAAGCAGGGCATGAAGGACCTGAGCAAGCTGCTCCTGCCTGAGGCGGAGATCAAGCAGCTCTCTTCTGACAACTCGAGCCGCAACACCGGATATATCATCAGACACATGCCAGGACGTATGCACCAGCCGGCGACTGTGTTCGGCAGGTTCAGCCTGGAGGACTACGTGTGTGAGAACGAGGACACCGAGGGACGCTGGAAGTGGTCAAAGTCGTGTCTCATCGTCACTGGCATCGCAGAGGGTGTCTTTGACAAGGGCACGTGTGGATCACCGTACCTCGTTGTCCGGAACGCGAAGTCCTTCCTGGTTGGCTGCCACTCAGCTGCCTGGTTGAACACCGGTGCGCTCGGCAACATGCTGTCTGTCGAGGCCTGGAACAGTGCGGTGCAGAAGATCATGTCACCGCAGAACTGTCCATCGTTCCAGGGTCTCTCCACCGACGAGACTGAAGAGGCCCCCAACTGGGTGGCGCGCAAGTACAGTTACATGCCGGAGTGGAGTCTGGAGAAGGAGCTCCCCATGTACGCGCCGCGCGTGTTTGAGGTGGTCTCAACTCCGCACACCGAACAACTGTGCAAGGAGTATAAACACTACTGCCCAGTCGGCACCGGCGTGAGCTGCGTGTCCCTGATTGAGCCAAGGCCAGTGCGCAAGCAAACCTGTAAGTCGCACCCCGTCGACCATCCGGCGCTGGTTCAGTTCAGGTCCGGCAAGGAGCCGGTGATGACACGCCAGGCCATCGAGGCTATGCCCATCGAGGAGTCGAAGATCAGGCCCGACAAGAACGGGGCCATCTACCTCTACGGACAGCGCCTGGCTCACGCCATGGACAGACCGATCGATGCCATCACGGTCGGCAAGCAGCAGATGCTGCTGAAAATCGGACATGACCTGGGCTACCTGAACAGCAGAGCCCTCGGCGTGACTGCCCGGAAGTTCCGGGTGTTCTCGGTCGACGAGATGGTGACGGGGCTTCCGAGCTCTGGCATCCACGGCATCAACACCGCCGCGTCGCTCGCGACACTCGAACATGTCATCCCGGGTATCACGAACGAAAACCTGTACGAGAAGGACATGAACGGCATGAACACCCTTGCCGACAACCAGTTTGGACGCGCATTCCGGGAGCTGGCGCGTGACACCCTAGACGCCGCATGCAAGAACGGGAGCTACATCGCTCTCCCCGGCATTTGCGAGTTCAAGCAGGAGCTGCTCGAGCACAAGAAGATCCATAAGCCGCGCATCTTCATGAACATGCCGCCAACTGCCAACATCGCGATGAAGTGCCTGACGGCGGACGCGACCTCAGCCCACCTGGGTAAGGCCGAGTTCACTGGCATCTGGCTGTCCGAAGACATCATCCACGACGGACACAAACTCGCGTGGCGGCTGACGCATGACGCCAACGGCGGAGACAAGTTCTTCGCCTTCGACGTCGAGAAGAACGACAACACGGCTAGTGCAGCAGCCCTGCAAAGCTGCGTGGAGTACTACTCCGCCTTCTTCGACAACGGCAGGTTCGGACCCGAACACAGCAAGTTCCGCACGGAGGTCCGTCGCGGAATCAATGTCCTGCTGCGGGGAGCTTACAGCACACCCCTGATCTGTGACAACGCTGTCGTCATCCTGAGGTCCACCATGCCCAGCGGGAAGTACAACACCAGCATGGACGACGCCATCATGAACATCTGCCGCATGCTCTACGTGCTCATCAAGATCGGAGCGTACGAGAGCGTGGAAGAGGCTATGGAGGGCACGCGCCTGGAAGCCCTCGGCGACGACATGTGCGGCCGGCTGGAAGAGAGCCTGCTCGAGCAGGGGATCAACCAGAAGACCATCGCGGCCGCCTGGAAGGAGCACTTCGGGGTAACACTCACCCCCGGCGACGACAAGGACTCTGTGCTCAAAGAGAGCCTCCACCTGGACGAGGTGAGTTTCGTGGGCACCGCGATCGCTAAGATCAAGCACCCATCAGGCCAGTACGCAGCCCACCGCGGAATGTGCCTGAGAGAGCGCTCATGCGCTAGCGCGTTCGCCTACTCCAAGAGCTACAACCCTTCGGAGTTGGCAGATGCGCACCAGGAGGTGCTCAAGCACGTGGTGCTCCACGGACCGGCCAAGTACCAGCAGTACTTGGAGGCGGCACAGGCGTATGCCCGCGACCACCAGCTGGAGAATGCGCAGTACTTGTCGTACGAACAGATGCTCCGGATGCGTTGGGAAGCTGGCGACCCTCGCCAGGTACCCGCGGCTCATTTGCGGGAGAGAGTTGGTGCGAACCTTGTGACCATCGAAGTGGCCCCGATTGCGCCTGAACTCTCGCGAGTGTCTGCGGCTGAGTACCGACGAGCGGTTGCTGGTGGCTCCAGCATGTCGTCGTCTCGTGCGAAGACGTGGGTGTCGCGCGCTCTGGCGCGCGCAGAAGACCGTGACCAGATGCTCCTGATCAGCGGAGCTGTGGAGAGGATCCCACCCCTGGTGTGCGCTGCCGTCGCTGACGGTGTGCCCATGCAGGTGGTGAAGAAGCCGAAGACCTCACAGTCGATCACGGCTTTCCCGGTGAACGATCCCGTGTTCTACGGGGTTGTGCTGCCGACCATTCCCATCCCCGATGCCATCCGGGAAGAGATTCTGGACGGGTTTGCTGACATCTGCAGATCCGTGGAGGGGGTCACCGAGATCCCCCAACCCGAGACGCGGTCCGAGATCGCGTTCAACCGCATCCTGAGAGGGATGCGTGCAGTGATGAGACTGCACAGGGAGACTGGACCGTGCCCCATGGCGTGGCAGGCCCTCCGTGAGTGGGCCATCCCTGAACTCCTGGCCAACGCCCAGAGCAGTAGCGTGCTGCAGAGTGCGCTCCCTGCTGCCTTTGGGCGGATGTCGGTCGAAGAGGTCCTGCAGAGTGCCTCCCCGAGCACCCGCGTGGCAGCGGGCGCGGCCGCCGCTGTTGCGGCGGTGGGGCTCTCTTGGGCGGGATACAGGCTGAGATATCCCCCAGGCCGGAGTCAGATGCAGGCTGCCCCAGAGGCAGGCCACGCGGGCGTGGAAGATGCCCGCCCGGTCCAGATCCAGGACGTGTCCAGCGCCGTCATGGCCTTGAACCGCTCTCTGATCGGCCCCACGGCTGAGTACGAGAAGCGGATCCTCCAGTTCGAGCCGCTCGAAATCATCAAGATCCCAGCGGCGTCCGTGAGCAGCAACGTCATCGCTGTTCGGAAGTTCGACTTCTGGGACCCGCAGTCGACTGGAGCATGGCTCAACCAACGTACGGCCTTCTACAAGTACGTCACCGGCTTCGTGCAGGTGCGTATCGACGTGCGCCAGCAGGCGTATACGACCGGCACCATCCTGGTCATCCCGTTCACCGAATCCAACGTCGGTGACATCACCGAGGCATCGACCACGGTTGACCCCATCCAGGCGGCCAAGGCCGTCCCTGTGGCTGGCACCACTGCTGCGGCGGTGGGTGACCAGTCAGCACTGGCGCAGCGCATCGACCTCTCGATGCCGGGGCAGTTCACCATCACGTGCCCCATCACCACCTCGGAGCCTGCGCCGAAGGGTGTCACCCCCACGTCGCAGTACACCTGCGGCTACATCATCGTGGTGGAGACAGACCTCGGTTCCTCGATCAAGGTCAACACCTCGGACGTGTTCCTGACAGTCCACGGCTGCTTCGCCAACCTCCAGCTGAGCACCAATGTCATCGGTGCCATGGCGGACGCTACGCCGGACGACTCGTCAAATCCGTACGGGCTCTCCATCCTCACCCGACGGAAGGATCAGCCGCTCGCAGGAACCATCGCGAGCAACGCCGGCGTTCCGGAAATGCCGAAGGGGACTCTGTTCCTCGACGGCAAGAGCCTGCTCACCAAGACAGTGCAGGAGCAGCTCTCGTACCCGCACTACGGCCCCATGCGGTTCGACATGGACGATGAGGGCCTGCTCCACTTCAGGGGCACCGTGTGCGAGGTCAACCCGGACGCCAGCCAGGCCGACACGGGCGGCGAGATCCACAAGGACTACGACTTCTACGACGAGCAGGACCAGAAGACCACCACCAAGGTCCACAAGTACTCGCTCGCCGAGATGGCAGACCAGTTCTGCCACAAGTGCACGGTCACGGGCAACATCGGCGCCAAGTTCGGCTACGGCGGAGTCCACGCCACCCGTGACGGAGACTGGTCCCCGCGTCCGAAGAAGCTGACGACGCTGACGGAGGACCTCTTCGCCATCGGCGAGGACCCCCTGGACGGACACATCGCCATCCCGCGATCCGTCATCAACATGAAGAGCGACCAGAAGTTCGGCCAGTTCACCACGGCCGACTTCGCTGTTGTAGCTGGACGGCGCTACCAGATCACCGGTGAGATGCCGACCTACTCCACCGTGACCATCTACAACAGCCCGCCCTGGGTGGACCACAACAACTGGGGTTACTCAGGCAGTGTGCTGCACTCTGTGGCGCACAACCCACACGTCTCCCGTTGCTACATCTACCACCGCAGCGACGTGGAGATCGAATGGACCAACATGCGCATGCATGTGCTCGAGACGTCGGGCGGCTACTCTGACGGGTGGCAGCTCGCGTTCCGACGCATCCACGTCGACCAGACGCGCATGCCCGGCCTCGAGTACCGGGACACCAATCTGGACAACCACCCGATCGTGCCCTCGGCCGCCACACCAGCAGACGGCCCCACCATGCACTACGTCAGCCCTGAGCTGCAGAAAGTGTATGTGACCGCAGGCAACGAACACCAGAGTGACCTGCGCACTCAGACCGGGTCAGCCCACAAGTACACCGGTTCGGGTGTGGACTCGGGTCTGCAGACCTACCACGGATGTGTCGACCACTTCCCGTGGACACCGCGCGTCAAGCCTGAGAGCTTCGACGTGACGATCCGGATGGGACGTCTGGAGGGCTACGACACCACCTACTACCATGATGTCGCCCTGCCCGCCTGGGAGTACACCATCGCCGACAGGCGCCAGATCGCCTGCGCAACTCCCCACGAGCTCAACCAGGACGCGAGCCGCTTCGGCGCTGGCACGGACGTTGTGTCCCAGCTGTTCGGCCAGGCCGCCGTAAAGCTGGCCCTGAGCGGCACACCTGTCGCCAAGAGGGGCCTGGACGCCGCGCCTGAAGTTCCGGCGGGCTACGTGTCGCTTGGCATCGCCAACGACGACGAGATGGTGCCGACTGTGCTGTCGGGCATCACTGGACGCACTGTGCCGCCCAACATCGAGATGGTGCAGTTCCACCGCGCCGTGATCGAGTCGCTGAACAGGGATGGGTCAGGATCCTACCTGTACTACGCGACGATGTCCGGATCCCGGATCGTCGTGCTCGCGAACCGACACGGCCTGTACGTCAACACAGGCAACAACACCGACCTGTTCATGATCGCGGCCAGCTCCACCCGGCTGCGCATCAGCTCTGTGTCGAGGCAGGCCGATCCCTGGGCTGCTCCGCAGTCCGACCTGTCGGGCTTCCTGGACCGGACGGTGTCAGCCGCCCAGCCCATGGGAGCCTACAAGGGCGCCGGGCGCAGTCCAGCGCGCACGGTGATGAACCCTGACATGCTCATGCAGCTGTCCCTCCAGCGCAAGCGGGAGTTCCCGAAAGGGCGTTCCCACATGTTTGCAGCAGCTGCGGCCCTTGGCGGTGCCATGAACGGCGCCACAGACTTCTTCAAGTGGAGTCAGGCCAACAGCAGGGCCAACAAGTATCTGGACCTCCAACGCCAGATGACGGAGGACACCCTGGCCAACCAGCTGAAGATCTCCAAGATCCAGGCCGGGAGTGGCATCCTCCGCACAGGTCTGACCGTGGGCGCGCAGATGGAGATGCAGAAGATGATGATCGCTGCGCGCTACGGCAACCAGGCCAACATGAGCACTGGGTTCACTGGCCACAATCCATCGGCCACAGCCAACACGGCGGACGCGCCTCCGCCGTACAGTGAGAAGGAGCAGCAGGCGGAGGTGGAGAAGGAGACCGCCGCGCTCAACAGTCTGCACCCTGGAGGGCAGACCGGGATGCACCTGGTGCAGCCCGCCTCGGAGGAGACATCCCCCAAAGGCTATGTGGAGACACAGGCCAGTCCAGCGGACTCCATTCCATTGGAGCCTGTCCGCCCGCGATCTCGCGGTCCGACTGGTGGGCAAGCGACAGCGAGCCCTGCTGCCTCGAGCAGTTCTGTGCCTGCGGTGCGTAGCACCCTGGCCGACTGGGGACAAGGGACCAAGGCGCTCCGAGAAGCGCATGAGCCCCTCAACGGATACGACTTCGATGGGGCCGCTATGGCATCGGCGGCTCCTGAACCCCAGGCAACGATGCCAGACCTGGACACTGCTGTGAAGCAGTCCATGGTCGAAGCCGCTCGCGGTCCAGCAGCGAGCACGCAGGCGACCCCGGCAACGACAACCACGCCGGCCCCTGCAGCGGCGGCCACTCCGGTGGCTGCATCGGTCTCGTCCCCGACGGGCGAGGCAACATCCCAGAACTGGGTCAAGACCACCGGTAATGGGATCCCGATCAATGACTGGGGCCCGGTCCCGACGGCCGGCCTCCCCGTCGCCCAGTATTCCGCTCAGTCGAAGCACATGATGTGGCTGATGGGCGGAGGTGACGGGATTGGAGCGTACAAATCCGGCCGAATGAGGCCGGTCACTGACGCGTCAGGGAGCTTGCGTGCGAGCTACCCACCCCAGGACACGCCGCTGATGGCGTTCCAGCCGGGCCCGGCACATCCGGGCATTGAGAACAGGCTGAGGAAACGCCCAGCAAAACCCTACGGGTCGATGGTCTTCACCCGATCCGCAGGTGCCAAGCCCTCTGGCATATGAGTGGCTCGTCCGGACGGTTCCAAGCCGTTCGGAGACCGGCAGCGGTGCCCCCGCTGTTAAGGCCCTGACCTGAGTTGAGGCTCGGGAAGGGGATTGCCCTGGTGAACATCAGGGCGCCCGCTGGGAGCTTGGTAAGGCTCCCATCGCGGTTAGTGTAAATAGGATAGGACATATTGAGTGTATTGCATGTCTTTGTGCCTTGTCTTGTTGTATGTAATTCATGTTCGCTATCGCGTATGCTTTAAGACGTCCGTCTGGTCTTAATTGGCCAGATTGTCCCCTCGGTCTTTCCCTGGGGAGCCTCGACGTAGTGTACTGTTCATGATATATGATTTTGTGTGTTGGCGGGTAATCTACCTGCCTAATCTTGCTTGTACATATTGCTTTGTCTCGCCCTGTGCGACCCGCATTTTGTTTAGCTTAAGGCCCGGCTCGGGTACGGCTATAGGGTTGCACGGGGACTAGTAAGACATATATCGTGAGTGCTTGTGTGTGTGCCTGGTATAAAATCCGCCTGTCCAATTTCGGGCCGAAGCGGAACCAGGATTTTGTAATAATAGGCGAAAATACATAAAAAGTCACAAAAGCCGATTAGCGGCACCAAAGTCCCAGAAGGCCTAGCCAGCTGGACGGGACACCTAAAAATCCATTCTAGTGTTATGCTCATGTTAGTGTTTGTTTTGTTGCATTGCATTGTATTTCTGGCAGTCGCCGCAGCACTTTCCAAGTGGTCTGCAGAGCACGCCAGCGTGTAGTGTTGGGTGTGTGGCGAAACCTCCTTTCCAAGGAGGACGTCCCATCCGTTTAACATGTGTGCTAGTTTGGTCGTCACTGTTTGTGCAAACATGCACGAAAGGCACTCCCGCAGCCGTGGCAAGGTCGCTGTAGCGATAGACACGCACGGGGGAGGGTAGAGTAATCCCTGCCGATCGTCCATGTTTGCGCCGACTGCTTGCTTCACAAGCAGACGACAAACGTTTGTGTACCGGTCTCACATTGCCGGGCCGGGCGTGTATTGTAGCTGCACGTCCGGGAATTGCATATATGTTCCTCGTAGTCTGTTTTGGGCCTTCCCCTTCTATGTGAAGACCCTTTCCTTTCTATGTGTATTGTATATTGTTATGTTAAGG